CTTTTGCTGCTCACCGAAGTTGCGGGTGTCGGCCAGCTCATTATAACCCTGCGTGCGGTTGGCAAGGGCGGCGTTGAGCAGCGGGTTCATGAAGTATTGCGAATAGCCCTCCATAGCGTTGCGATTGCCTTCATTGCCATACCAGTTGGGGTCGGAGTATTGGCCGTGGCTGACTAACCTGTTCATCATCTCATCGACGCTGCCAGGTGGCTGATAAGGGTCTGGACGCTGACGTTCTTCGTCGCCTTCGTCATCGTCACCACCTCCTGCCGCAGAAAAGCCGCCAAAGGCCATCTGCCCACCGCCTCTCTGCCCGCCAAAGTTCATCTGCGGGTTGAAGCCGCCATAGCCACCGTTGTTGGCTGCCATCTGTGGCCCCATAAAGCCTCTGCCTCCAGAGGGGTCAAAGCCACCCATCTGTTGGTTGCCCATCTGTTGGTTGCCCATCTGTGGCCCCATAAAGCCACGACCGCCAGAAGGGTCAAAGCCACCCTGCTGCTGTGGCATGACAAAGCCGCCCTGCTGCTGCCGTCCTCCCTGCATCCGTTGCATCTGCTGGTTGTAGGCTCTGCCACGTGAAGATACAGCGCCTCCTCCGCCAATACCACTGTCAGCAGGTGCGGTGATGGTAGGCTTGACCGGTGTCGCCCATCCATAGCTATTCTTAGCCATCTTAGACTCCTTTTCCTATAGTGGCACTCCACCAGGGAGTGGCCCTTGACCAGCACCCGACATCGCCAATAACTCCTGGTCAGTCGGCTGGCCGACCGCTGCCTGCATGAGCAACGGGTCAACATCCTGCGGCAGCCCAAGGCTCTCGCCTTCAAGCTGCCCTTGCATAACGGGTGGTATCCCTGGCATACCAGGCGGCTGGCTAGGAGGCATCATTTCTCCTCCTGGCATCCCTGGCGGCATCCCCTCAGGCGGCATACCTTCCGGCCCCATAGGTGGCCCACCAGGAGGCATACCGCCCTCAGGAGGCATACCTTCGGGTGGCATCTCACCCTCAGGCGGGCCAGGTGGCTGCGGTGGTATCTTGCGTAGCGTGACATTAGACTTTTCGTCGAGGAAATACTCGTAACCGTCAGGAGCAGGAGGCATCAATTCTGTGCCGTACATCATTTTCATGGCCTGCTCTTCGCCAAAATAACGAACGGCAACGGTGCGTAGGCGGTAGGGTCTCATCTCATCCGATTGCATAAACTCCTCCAAGGCCACCCGTTCGGTCTCATTGGATGGCGCTTCCTCACCAATCCAGTCGTCACGCATGGATTGCATCGAGATAACCTTGCGGTCTACCAGTTGCGTGCCCTGCACAACCCGCTGTAGGTCGTCAGTGGGCAGCGCCACCGCCAAGCTGACACGGTTGGCGTAGTTACCCTCAATTTCCTTCTTGCTGATATTGAGGCGGTACTTCTCACGACCACGGTCGTCAATACCCCAGATGTCCACACCAGCCTTACCTGCCTTTTTCTCGGTCAAGCACAGCACCAGCTCGATGACATGCGAGAGGCCCTGCTCCAAGGACTCTTGGAAGTTCTTTATCTTGCCTGTAGCCGCGTTAGAGAGCAGAGAAACACCGTATCCAGACTTGATTTCAGCAGGGCTTTGACCAAACAAAATGGGGCTAAAAGTGCCCTGTTCGACGTGATTATTGAGCAGTTGGTAGACCTCCTGCGCCAATGGCACGTTAGGGTCCATCTTTATCTGCTCAACACGTGTGCCAGGAGGGGCTGTTTCGGTTTGACCAGGCCCAATCTGCACATCGTCGATATTATGCCCTAGTTCATTGGTGACTAACCACTCCGGCCAGAAATACCAGAGGATTCCGGTCGCCATTTGGCTGGCAAGGCGGCATTGGTACTGCCAAAGACCGTCAATTGAGTGCAATATGCCCAATCCGTCGAACTCATCACCCAATCCGAAGCCAAAATCGCCCCTGCCGCCTATCAGGGGGATGGCTGGGTAGCTGGTGACGTTATAAGGCTTGCCATACTCGTCATCAATCAGCACAGCGTTGTAAATGGAGCCGTCGTCAGGGTCAGTCGCCCAATAATCAATGACGGTAACGGTCGTGTCTTCGGTTGTCTGGTTGTTTAGCTTGTAATATTCGTACTTTTTGCCGAAAACGGAGTCGCTGCTGGTGTCCTTGAGGTCTTTCCAGCGCCGAATCACCTCCATCACGGTCGATTCGTACATATGGTAGGCAAATTCGGGCATGTAAGGCCCCATCTTGATGCCTACTTCAAGCGGATTGAGGGCGCGGATGCTAAAAGGAAAGGCTTTTTTCTTCTGAAGCTCTGGCAACTGGTCTTTGATCCACCTGACATCGAAGACATAGCGCCCCAAGGTGAGGACATTCCAGATATTATCGGAGATAACGTTGCGCCGCTGCTGCTGGTTGATGACCGGCCACATGGCGTTGACCCACTTCTCGCACTTTTCAGCGTTACCTTCACTCTCAGCATCGGTAATATCGGATGGAATGATCTGCACACGTGGCGTGGAGGAGAGTAAACGCTGCCCTAAGTTGACGGTATTGTAAGGAGTGGGCAAAACCACCTGCTCCATGCCCTTGAGAATCGACTCCTTGAGCGGTAATTTGAACTCAGGGTCGTTTTTCCACATCTTGATGGAGCGATAGGCGCGCTCTTTGTAGCCGCTGCGCTCCATATCGTGGCGATTGACGCGGTCAAGGATGAAATCCAGGGTGTCGTCCATGATTTATATGTAATATTCGCGGCGGCGGCTGCGCACGGAGACGGGTTTGCTGATATGTGCGCCAAAATGGTCGATTAAGCCATAGCCAATCGCCTTCATACCGTCATTGTTCTTGTCGGTGGGCGTCAACGCCTCATTGCGACCAGGCGAACGGTCGGGCCACACCCACAATTCAGGCTCGGCCAGCAAATCAAGCGCCAAACCATTGGGCGACTTGGTGTTTTTGAGGTGGTCGTTAAAGTAAAGCAGCGGCTGGTGCAAAGGGTTGGTCTCCTGTAGGCGAAAACGGATTGCTTGGATGGTATCGTCAAGCCGACAATACTGGCTGCGCAAGGAGACTCCGGCAATCTTCTGCCATAGCTCTACTTGACTGTGATTAGCATTGTGCTGCTGGCCTGCATTGTCAATGATTCCACCGCTGGAAAGTTTGACGTACTTGAAAAGCGGGTTCGCCATGACCAAAGGGATGATGTCATGCACAATCTTGCTACGTGAATAAACACAATCAAGTATGTTAGTAATCAGGCCATCGACCTGCACAAAGAGAACAGGGTAGCAATGCTGGCCTGGGTCCATCCATAGCTCAACCGGCAGTTCGGGGTTGACCACCATATGCTTGACATGCTTGGCGTGGTCATACTCCGGCAGCACCAGCCCCGTCTTGCGCATCGGCTTAGCGCCAAAGCGTTCCATAAAGAGGTCTTCAGGATATTCGCTGCGTAATTCCTTGATACGTGGGTTCTCCTCACCGCCAGGGTAAACATCAGTATTGGTCCAGGTGGGTAAGGAGAAGCTGCGGGCGTTTAGCTCGTTGGCTCCTTGCCAGCGGCTGTAGAGGTCGCCATACCAGGGCAGCCCACGCTCTAAGGTTCCGCTGAGGATAAGAAAGCCGGAGGTCTCGCTGACACGCCCCATCAGCTTGAGGTAGGATTCGTAGATATGCTGGGCAGCCTCCGACATGATAACGCCGCTAACCGAAAAAGAGGCCAGCTTCTGAATGTCGCTGGCCGATTTGGTCATCCACTCCTGCCCCCAGATGGTCTTGAGGCTCCAGGGGCTGGCAATGTTGAGCGGCATCGAGACACTATCATCGACGACCAAGGAAACACCGTTGTCGCCCTTCTTGAGCGCCTCATAGATGTACTGAAATTCCTGGCGTGGCTGTTGGTAATCGGGGCCGACAATCCAGTAACGACCTGGCTTGAGGATGTTCATGCAAGGCAAGGCCAGCTTGCAGGCTTCATAGCTCTTGCCCGCCCGCTCGCCACCCAGGATAAGGCAGAAGCGGGCGCTAGTGTTGAACCACCACTCCTCAATCTCAATCTGAGCTTCGTTCGGCTCATGCAGCAACATCTTCTGGCATAGAGCCTTCCAGTCTGGAGTGAATGGCCTCATTTAGATTGTGTGGGCTTGGCTGGCGTAGGCTTGGACTTGTAGGGTTCCAGCATGGCGCGGGCAAATTCATCATAACCGTCGAGTAGGTCGGTAAGGGCGCTGACGGTGGCCTCATAGGAGAGTTGGCGCAAGCCCCGCTCCTTGCGCTCCTGGGCATCCTTGACAAAGACCATGATGTAATCGTCCGCCCCTTCACGCCAGTTGCCGGTAATCAGAACAACACTCTTTTGCTGCTCTACCTTGTCTTCCACATCATCCTTCCATTCTACCCTGTTCGGGTGACAGTTGGCTGCCTGTGATGGCGTAGGCAACCTCTGGATTGTAACGACCCTTGCCATAGCCGTAGGTGACGTTATGATAGCCAGTCTTTGTGCCTGCCCGCAGCTCAAAGTGCAGGTGAGGGCCGGTCGAGTTGCCGCTGTTGCCGGAATGAGCGACAACTTCGCCCTGCTTGACTCTATCGTTGCCCCCTACAAGAACCTCCTCAAGGTGGGCGACAAAGGAGTGGCTGTGAATTGACGGATGCCAGATGCGACAGTAGAAACCATAGTCCTTGTCGAAGTCGGCCCATATCACTTCCCCGTCAGCAATCGCCACCACCGGCGTCTCCATCGGCACGCCGATGTCAATGCCGTTGTGCCCAGGCTCACCAAAGGACTTCAGCCCTGCCACCACCTGACCAAAACTCTGCGTGACCCTGCCATGCAGAGGCCATAGCAGCTTACCTAGCCCTGGGTCTGGAGCTGGTTCTGGGGTGGTGGGTGGTAGGTCTGGTCTTGTCGGTACGTCGGGGATGGTGGTGTTGAGGATGGCGGAGTAGGCTGGCTCGATGTCAAAGCTGTACCACTCGTGGCTGGCAAAGTCAGATGCAAATACGCAACTGCCTATAAACCTCCTGTCGGCGCTCATGAGGCTGGTGTACTCAGCCAGCTCACTGGCATAAGCATGTGGCTCCTTACGGCCACGCCAGCCACGCTGGGCATGGGGCACGCCACCATCCTTGACGTACATATCAATGCCTGTCTCACCAATGATGATGTTGACCTGCCAAGGACATTTCAAACTGCGCCCACACCACCAGCCCCAATTCTCCTTTGGCCCCTGGTCAGCCCAATACTCATGGACGACCAATGCGCCATTGTTCTTCCTAATCGCCACATCAACACCATGATAAGGAGACCAGTCAGGTGGCGTGTTAGGCCCTGTGTTGGCAGGCCAGCCTACGCTGAGTTGCATGGCTCCTACCCTCAGTCCCAACTTGGTCGCCTCGTCACACATGGCGATGGTGTACATACGCAAGGCTTCAGGCCAACCAGCCTCCCAGACAGGCGGCTCGTTGATGCCTTGTATCAGTGTAGAAGCTTTGTCGAAGCCTAGCCGCCCTTGATGATGGCTCCATTCGCGAGCGTGCCTCTGGCCCGTACCAATCGGGTCCTTGAGGCAATCCTGCTTCTGCTCACTCATGGCCCAATCCCTAGCCACCACCAGCGCACCTGGTAGGTTGGCCTTGGCCCAGGCATAGTCGTTGTCGCCGCCATCCATGATCTTGAAGACGGTAGGATTCAGCTCACGGAAATAAGCGTAGTCCTGTGGCCTACGGTGCATCACACTCCAGTAGACACCTAATTTACTCGCCATTAGAATCTTCCTCTACTATCTCATCCTGGAGTGTTATA